AAGGAGTACAAAACATACGTAAAGGACAACCCACGTTACAAGTACACACTAAACCAACGTACTGGCGATATGGTAGCAGAACCGCTCGAAGTTCCTTTGTCTCTCGAAGGTTTTGAAGTCTACATCTATCAGAAAAAAGGCTTTTTCATCGAGCAGTATTTTAAGAATCAAGGAGAAATTTACAATGATTTTATTCCTATCTGTTCGTACATAAAACGAGAAATAAGAACTGACCAAATCAACGGAGGTATGGTAGGCCAATACAATGCTTCAATCACTCAGCGTTTAAACGGACTAACCGAGAAGACTGAAACCACCGTCACGATGGAGATGCCATTATTCCCTGAAGAAACAAAAGCAATAGACGCAGATGTTCAAACGAACTACCTCGATAAATAAAATCCTCTCTCTAAAAAGACGGATTAAAATCATACAAGGGGGAACATCCGCAGGGAAGACGTTTGGAATCCTGCCGATACTCATAGACAAGTGCGCTAAAGAAAAAGGCTTAGAAGTCTCCGTAGTAGCTGAGACGATACCTCACTTGCGTAGAGGTGCGCTAAAAGACTTCCTGAAAATAATGCGATGGACTAACCGCTACTTTGATGATAGGTTTAACAAGACGCTACTCAGATACGATTTCGCTAATGGATCTTCGATAGAATTCTTCTCAGCAGACGATGCCAGTAAGCTACGAGGTGCGAGACGTGACATCCTGTACATCAACGAGTGCAACAACGTAACATTTGAGGCTTACAACGAATTAGCAATCCGTACAAAGCGAGAGGTTTACTTGGACTTTAATCCTGCCAATGAGTTTTGGGTACACAAGGAACTAAAAGACGAACCTGACACGGACTTCATAATCTTAACCTACAAAGACAACGAAGCATTAGATGAATCAATCGTTAGTCAGATAGAAAAGAACCGAGAGAAAGCAGCTACGAGTTCTTATTGGGCAAATTGGTGGCGTGTATATGGACTTGGTGAGGTGGGTAGTCTTGAGGGAGTGGTGTTCAATAATTGGAAAGAGATTGACACGATACCTGATGAGGCTAAGTTGGTAGGCATCGGACTTGACTTCGGTTACACGAATGATCCGACGGCAGCAATAGGTATCTACAATTGGAACGGAAAGCGAATAGTAAACGAAATTGTTTACCGAACTGGCATGGTTAACTCAGACATCGCTAAGATACTTCCGTCAGGTGTAGTGATTTACGCTGATAGTTCTGAGCCTAAATCAAACGAGGAAATCAGACGCTACGGAAAGACGATAAAAGGAGTAACAAAAGGAAATGATTCCATCAACTACGGTATTGACGTAATGCAAAGACAAGAATACTTAGTGACCAAATCAAGTACAAACCTAATCAAAGAGCTTAGGAGCTATTGTTGGGATGTTGACAAGCAAGGCGTCAGGATGAACAAACCTATCGACCACTTCAATCACGCTATTGACGCACTAAGATACCACGAGATGGAAGCACTCGGATTAAAATCAAACTATGGACAATACAACATCCGATGAGCTACCTAAAATGATTAGGGTAGTCGAGCAGTATATCAAAGATAAGACTGGCAGAAAAGTGCAAATTGTGTTCAATGACCTGTTCAATGTGCGCAGACACACTCAAATGTTGGCGCAGGCTTATGCTTACGTGCTACAAAAAAACGAATCTAACGTCTAATAATTATGGAAGTACAAATAAAAGTTCCTACTGACCTAAACGAAATACCACTAAAGCACTATCAAGACTTCTTGAAGGTGCAACGAGACTCTACTGACGAAGAATTCATAGCTCAGAAGATGGTAGAGATATTCTGCGGAATACGATTAGCAGAGGTAGCAAAGATAAAGCTCACTTCCTTAAATGAACTAATAGCACACTTCACGAAATTGTTTGAGCAGAAGCCTAAATTTACACCGACATTTAAGATTGGAGATTTAGAGTTCGGCTTCATTCCTGAACTTGAGGAAATAACATTTGGTGAGTACGTTGATTTAGACTCTCATTTGCAGAGTTGGGATAACTTCCACAAGGCAATGGCGGTGTTATATAGACCTATCAAAACACGAAGAGGAGAAAAGTACGACATAAAAGACTACGACCCAAGCGTAGATATGCAAGAACTAATGCGATTTGCTCCGTTAGACATTTGCATCTCAGCTTCGCTTTTTTTTTGGACTTTAGAAAGCGAATTACTTCAAGCTACCCTGAACTATTTGGAGAAGCAGATGAAGAAGGACAAGAGCCTGTCGCAGACTTTAGCGAAACAACTCAATTTAGCAAAAGATGGGGATGGTATCAGTCGCTTTATGCAATCTCTAAAGGAGACATCACTAAGTTTGACGAAATCACAAAATCAAGACTTACTCGGTGTCTTACCTATCTCACGTTTGAGAAGCAAAAAAACGAAATCGAAAGAAGACAACTTGAAAGACAACTAAGACGATGAAAGGATTTTACGACATAACTGAAGCACTACGCTTCCACTTTGAATCAGATGCAATAGTAAACTCAGTTACTGAGGGTGACATCTTTGAAGTAGACTTAAACAAGCAGACTATCTTTCCGCTTGTACACGTGATGATTAACAACGCATCGTTTGAAACCAATGTCGTAAGATTCAACGTCTCTTTAATAACAATGGACATTGTAGACATAAGCAAAAAGGCTACTACTGATATTTTCAGAGGTAACTCAAACGAGCAAGATGTGCTGAATACGCAATTAGAAGTCTTAAACCGAGCTTATGCTATGATGTTGCACGGTAACTTATGGAATGACGGATTCGTAGTAGACGGCAATCCTACCTGTGAGCCATTTACTGAGCGTTTCGAAAACTACTTAGCTGGTTGGACTATGACTTTTGATGTGCTTATTCCTAACGATGTGACCATCTGCTAATGGAAAAGAGCGAAGTCCAAAAGGAATTAGAACGCTTTAGAGACTACGTTGTTAGTCAATCAAGGCGTAACCTTTCGAGGCTTAAAAAGAACTCGTCTAAACGCTTGTATCAGTCTATCAAAGGAAACGTTAAAGCAAATCCTAATAGCTTTGAAATGACTTTCTCAATGGAAGACTACGGAGTGTTTCAAGACGCAGGGGTTTCAGGCAAGAAAAAGAAGTACAACACACCGTATTCTTATAAATCCAAGATGCCACCGCCTAAGGCTTTCGATAAGTGGATAGTTCGCAAAGGATTGACGCCAAGAGATGCGAGCGGTAAGTTCAAAAGTCGCAAGGGTTTGTCTTATGCGATTGCTCGTAGCGTGTTTATCAACGGCATTAAACCGAGTTTGTTTTTCACTAAGCCATTCGAAGCTGCGTACAAAAGACTACCTGAGGAACTCGTAGAAAAATACGGATTAGACGCTATCAAGTTATTTAATGAACAAGTAGACCAAATAATAAAACAAAATGGCTAACATAAACGCAAGGAGTCCATACATCGTAACGATAAACGAAACAGGACAAATAGAAACGAAATTAGAGATCTATCTTTGGAATGGTACTGGCTCAATGCCTGCATCTCCTGAGTATACGCTTTCTAAGCTCATTCCGTCCTCAAACAATCCTGCAACATACTACGATGTTTCTCCGTACATCAGAGAGTACATTTCACACGCATCCTTGCAAACGATTACAACGGTTATTACGGCTACTCCTTCAGCGCAATGGTGCAACATAGGTCTAAAGTTATTTAAGAAAGTAAGCACAAGTTTTGTTCAGGTTGGCGCTACTCAAACTCATTTCGGTTTGGATGGCTACGGATTCTACTTAGACGGCTCAAATCCTGCTTTGGGTAACTATTTGCTCAGTTCGTCAACTTACACTTACAATTACGATTTAGGTGGCGAGTACGGATGGCTCACACTATACACTGGTAGTGGCAACTCGGTCAAATACACGAACCTATCCACAGGTGCAACCAATACTACGGGATTAACTAACAACGTATGGCGTGATGTTCCAAGAGTTTATGCTTCATATGCTGCAGTAGGAAACAAATTAGAAATCGTTACAGGTGCAGGAGCAATTTTATATACGGCTACGTTTGTACCGCAAGAAGAATGCAAATACACACCAGTTCAGATTGACTTTGTAAACAAGTTTGGTGCTTGGCAACGTGAGTGGTTTTTCAAAGCATCGTACAACGGATTAAGCGTTGAAAACACGGAGTATAACTTGATGCCTAATACGTACCCTGCATACGACACTAAAGAAGGTCAGAGAAAAGTATTTAACGCTAACGGAAAGGAAACCATCAGAGTAAATACCGATTGGGTATCTGAGAGCTTCAATGATGTCATTAAGCAAATGATGTTGAGTGAGCGAATCTTGATTGACAAGAAGGCTGCCAAGCTAAACACGAAATCTATAGATTTAAAAAAATCGATTAACTCGTCTTTGATTAGCTACGAGATGGAATTTGAATACGCATTTGACACAATCAATTCAGTAGTGTAATGAATAGGAGCGTACAACTATACATCGAAGGTCAGCGCATTGAACTTTTCAACGATGAAACTATCAACGTAACATCGTCAATTCAAAACGTACAAGATCTATCCAAAACCTATACGGACTTTTCGCAGGGATTTACCGTTCCTGCCAGTTCGCACAATAACGCAATCTTTGAGCATTGGTATCAGTCAGATGTCAACGCTACATCAGACCCGAACCTACGCAAAGACGGATTCATAGAAATAGACTTAACAACCTTCCGTAAGGGTAAGATCCAACTGGATGGCGCAGTAATCACAAACGGCAAACCAAGCGCATACAAAATAACTTTCTACGGAGAAGGCGTAACGCTTAAAGATTTGTTTGGGGAAGATTTACTTTCGGATTTGGACTATACGGCATATTCTCACAATTTTACATCTGCGCAGGTTAAATTACGCATTGAAGACAATACCAACGCTTACGATGTGAAGTATCCGCTAATCACGTCTAATCGCATTTGGGAGTATCAGAGTATTCCTGTTAACGTGCCTTTTCCAAATTGGTTGGTAAACGTCTTAACTCAGAACGATATTCACACGACTTCAGGAGCGATAAATAAAGACGAATTATTCCCTGCTCTTAGGGTTACAAAGATTCTTGATGAAATCCAAAACAAGTACGGAATTAAATTTAATGGAACTTTCTTAACTGATGAACGCTTTACTAAATTGTTCTTATGGTTCAAAGGAAAGGAAACGCTTGTCAAAACTTCTTACGGATACTCGCTAACGTCTACTTCGGTTGTCCCTACGTTTGTAAATTACGATTTAACACAACGCTATACTTCGGCAACTAACACGGTAAACTTTATTGAACTTGCAGGTGTAATTACGCACCGCCTGATTTATAATGTTACGTCAACTACAAGCTCAGACGATTACTTTATTGACATTTACCAAAACGGAAACCTATATAACACAATAACAGGTTTTGGAACGGGTGCTTACACTATTGCAGATGTCGCGCAGGTTGTAGGGTTGGATGTTGACTATACTATTAAAATACGGACTACTGGCACAAACACAATCGGTTCTAATTTAGTTTATGAAGTTGATTACATAACAACAGGCTCGGTAAACACGGACTATCTGACTATAACTTATTCGTCTTTAGCTACTTCGCTAAGCATTGACCTATCCGCTAACGCTCCTGTAATGAAAGTAGCTGATTTCTTAAAGGGAATTATGCTAATGTTCAATATGACAATTTACTCAGTTAAGGATGGCGAGTATTGGCTTGAGCCGTTAGACGATTGGTATTCAAAAGGTGCGGTAGTGGACATTACTCAGCATACGGATGTAACTTCCATCGAGATGGAGCGTATGCCGCTTTACAAAAAAATACAATTCAAGTTTACAGATTCTGAGTGCTTCCTTAACAAGAACTTTTCCCAAACGTACAACCGAAACTACGGAGATACCACTTATCAATATAATTACGATGGCGGTGAGTTTACTATTGATGTTCCATTTGAAAACTTGCTACAAACCAAATTTAACGGAACGCAAAACCTACAAATCGGATACTCGTTGAACGGAGAATTTGCGCCATACGTACCTAAACCTGTTTTATTGTATCAATACGAGAATCAGGTTACGGATTTTAAGTTTGTAAATGATGGGGGTGGTCATTCAACAATCATTACCTACACTCCATTTGGTCAGGACTTGCTTTTTAACAACTCGGATATTACGCTGAACTTTGCGCCTGAGACCTCAACGCTGCTGAACTATCCTGTACAAAATACGCAGTTTAGTCAGTATTACTTTTCATACTTGTACAACCTATACAACCTCAAGCAACGATTGGTCAACGTAAAGACGAACCTACCTACAAGCCTACTTACAAACCTTCAGTTAAACGACAGACTAATTATACGGGATAAACGATACATAATAAACGAAATGAAGAGCAACCTAAACACGGGCGA